CGGCTGCTGTATCAGCTGCCGGTTCTCCTCCAGCTTCTCCTCCCAGTGGTTCACCGCCCAGATCTCCGCCAAGGTCCGTGCCCAGATCCCCACCAAGACCGCCGCCGAGATCACCCCCCCCAAGGTCAGCGCCGCTAGTAGCAGCCTCAAATTGAGATTGAAGCATCGCGTCGTATTTTTTGTCATAAATTAGCTCCCTGCTATTTCGTAAGAATTCGTCCTCTGAGAGGTGGAATAAATGTTCCGCAATCCAGCGACGACTGAAAAATCCCTCTGTAGCAGAACCGGCGACATCAAACTTGGTCTTCCAATGCTCCAACTCTTGTAGCTCAGCTAACTTTGAGGGGTTATTAAGCGAAAGGTCAAAAGAAATAATGTCATCTCCCCTAAACCCAAGGGTATATAAGTGTATAATTCCAATTTTTTCCAACTCTGAAACTATAGATCTCTGAAGTCTCTGGATTGTTCTGGCAAAGCGGATGTCCTTTTGCGCTAAAGTGGTTTTGTCTTCAGTGCCCTGCTCACCCTGCGTAAGATAAGATTGTGGAATTTTTAGCGCGGAAAATAGCTTGTCACGAAGATACTTGACATCATCAATATCTCCTGTAAATGTGCCGCCGGGAAGATTTTCAATCCTAGAGGACGTACCGCCTCGGACGGGTATAAAGTAATCCTCCTCAACTGACATTGGGTTATACCGAAGGTCCACTCTTCCAGTCTCTGCATCAACTAATTGGTTGCGTTTCATCTGGGTCATGACTTTTTGCATGTGCTGCTCAACATCCGTTGCATTAATGTTTCCTACATCAATATAAAACACACGACGCTCTGGCGACCTAACAATGCGATAAGCCATCATGGCGTCCTCTAGGAGGGTTAATTGGCGCCAGATGCGGCGTGCCGGCTCAAGAACAGATGTACCGTAAGGAGCATACTTGTCATTGCCAAGAATTCTAAAGTGTCCAATTTGCCAGTTTTCAAACGTCATTCCAGCCGAGTTCCACTGATATTGAACATAGTTTGGGTTTGTTTTGTCTTCACCCTCTAGTCTTTCTATTTCCTCGGCTGGCAGACCGATAGCTGAGCGAATCCCTTGCTCCTCATCAATATCAAGATAAAGAAAATAATCGCCAAACTTACACATTGAGCGACACCAGCCAAAAAGATTAAACTGAATATTGAGCACGTTATGGTACAACGTCTCCAGTACAGCTTTTATCTCGTCGTTATGGCACCTGATGGACAAAAGGGGAGTAAGATCTGAAGAGGTTGTCATCTCATCGGCATAAATGTCTAACGCCGAGGCGATCTCTGGCATATATTCCATTTGATCAAAGTCTGCATACCTCTCTGATCTATTTTGGTTAACATATGCATTTGCCTGCATTCTTTCATATGAATGATATTCAGACCTCTTAAATTGTTGACCACTTGCAGACTTAAAGCGTGCAGCATAATTATCCATGTCGCGACGTCTTATTCGGCGCCCAGTTTGGCTACGATACCTTACGATAGGTCCAGAAAATATTCTGGTTAGCTGCTTAAAGAGGCGACTTTGCTGATTTCTAGGATTTGTTTTACGATCTGCCATTACTCTTTATCCCTTATACACCCAAAAAAATTCGTTTTGCTGCTTTATGTTTTTTTCTAAACTAGATTTATTTTCCATATCATACCTTCTATTGTAGCCCTGCATGCCAGGAATCGCTGTGCTCATTTTCGTGTTTGATACAATCATTGAGTCTAAAAATGCTTTTTGATATTCTATGTCCCTTTGGTTTGTCTCCAACGCTGTGTCACGAACCCAGCATGCAATTGCTAGTGCCATTGTTAGGTCGTCGTTATAACTCCTCATAGCTTGCGGGCGACCATTGTTCCAAATAAAAGTTTTGAATTCGTTAGCCGTTCGCGAAGAATATAGAGTAATTAGTTTATTTCTAATGAATTCTTCTAACTTTGCTACGATTAGTGGTCGCGTCTTCTGGGAGGTGGTGAAGCCCGCAACAGAATTACTCATAACTTCTGCCTCAAGTTGGTTAACATATTCATGAGTTGACTTTACAGAGTAATAAAGATTTGGATACTCCAGCTCTCTTAGTTTATCTAAAACCGCGAACCCAACTGAATTATTTTCTACAACCAGCAAGCAGTTGCCATATTCTTTGCCTGCTGAATATAACATATTGCCATAGATGTCAGGTGCGGGCTTGCCTTGATACTCCGCTATGACCTCCATTGTCTCTAGCTTTATAATATGAAATACTGAGAAGTCCTTACCATCACCCCTAGCCACATCGGCGACAAGCATATAGGTGTAATCTGAAAGGTATTCCTCCCAAATCCAATAATTTCTGTCAAAGCCGGTGCGATGTTTTGGATCTCTAGTCGTATCAAAAATTCTTTTTATATCATCTGGATGTATTACTGTCTCTCCTGATGTATTAAAGTTACACTCTAACTCTTGGGCGATCTGGCGACGAGACATATTCCTTGTCTCTTTTTCAAACCACTCGCGATCTCGGTCAGGGTGCACGTCCCACATTAGTTGCGTTGGATAAAAGTCATTGACACCCTGGTCTGCCTCTGTATAAGTCTTGTGGAACCAGTTACCCACACCGTTTGGGGTGGAAAGAGCGATGCACCGACCACCGGTTGACAATGTAGGGTAGAGACCGGTCCACAACTCGCCAAGACCTTCAACGTGGGCAGCCTCATCAATCACCAGAAGTGACAAAGCCTCTGAACGACCAGCATCGCCGGAAGTTGAAGAGGCTTTGATTTGGGATCCATTTGACAACTCAAACGAGGAGCGATTATCTATAGTAATGTCCGTAATCTGCAAGAAGTCGGGGACGTTCTTAAGGATGTGCTTCACCTTCTTTACAAGGTTAGAAGCTGTGCCGAACTTAGTGGCGATGACAAGCACGTTCTTGTCTCGGTGAAAAAGCATAAGCCAGACAATGTATCCCGCTGTGATTGTGGAGATACCTAACTGCCTGGCTTTTAGGATGATATTGAAACGATAGTTGTTAAAGTCGTTTAAAAGTTCTGACTGAAAGTCGTATGTCTTGAACGGGATGAGTCCCTTTTGCGGGTGAGAGATGCGAGCATAGTTGTTTACAAAATAAACCGGGTCCTTACCGCACTTTATAACTTCTTTATAAATTTCTTTCTTGGTAAGCTGATACGCCATTCGTCATCTTTAATTGTTGCTTCCTAGGTTGAGGAAATCTTTAAAACGATCTCTCAACTCATTTTCCGAAGCATCTTCATTTTCGCCGAGGACGTCAGATACCTCGCCAATTGTAAAATCACAATGAGCTTGCACCCAGGTCCAAACTCGCGATCTATTTTGTACAAGAATATCAGATTCTCCATCTTTTGTTAAAGATAAAGTATTTCCAGTGACCGCTTTGTATTCTTTCTTAAGAAATTTGGCTATCTCAGCTATTCTTTGATCAATCTCAGATTCAAATCCATTAGCGTACACCTCTTTGAGTTGGACCTCACCGTGGTAATTTATACGAAGAACATTGCCCATAAACTTAATACCAAACCCATCAATAACCCTACTATCGTTAATAAGGTGTCCTTCTTCGCGACGAAGACCAGCGGGGCGTGCTGTACCGTCATGAGACGCACCCTCATCGTGCGCACCGTCGTATCCTATATTTGCTGCTGCTTGTGAAATTCCACGAATGATCTCAAGTGTCGTTGCCATTATTTGGTCTCCATCCAGATTGCCATCTGTCTTCTCGGTCTTCAACATATTTTACGTAACAAAGCCGGCAGCAATCATATTTATTCATATAGACATCATCGCGAACATCAAATGAATATGTATCGCACACCGGACAGGTACGATTAGACTCTTTATTAAGTAGTTTCTTGGGCACTAAAATGCCATTAAGGTCTACTTTCTCGTCCTTCTCTCGCAACTGTGCTTCTTTTTCAGCCAACCTCTTGATTTGATCAAGATACTCCCTCTCTTTATCACTATCCCAGTTTGCCTTTGGATTCTGTATAGCTTCGGTGCCGTACTTTTTACTGATAGCTTGTTCAAACTTAGCTAGCTTATCCCAGTTTTTCCCGCTCATTGTGACCCCTGAGTGATTTCCCTGGCTGCAAAAAAGATCGCGATTGAAGCGACAGCGCCCGCAACGAAGCCACCCGCAAAAAACCAGTGGCTGTGCCGATTCGGATGCTTGCGCACCATCTCTTGGAGATCAGCAATCTCCTGATCCTTTAGCTGTGACAAAGCCGTGGTGCGCTCTTCAAGCGAATCGTAGCGAACTTGCAGAAGATTATACTCCAACTCGTGGCGTGCTGTTAAGAGATTAATCTCATAGTTTACACGCAAGTCACAATCAGTAAGCCGAAACTCACGGTCTGCAATAAGTTGTGCCGTTGCTGTAGGATTGAAGAGGGTGCCGGTAAACGGTGCCGGCTCGCCTTCTTCTAGTTGAGTAAACTGCGGCTCTTCTTCTTGGGCGAATAACTCTGCGGGGAACAAACTAAAAATTACTATCA